TTTCCGGTTAAGCGATACCATTATGAGAGGTTTGAGCACTACAGTCAGCTTAGAAGAGGCGAGACACCGAGAATTCCAAGAGAAAGGCTCTACAGCAGAAATTGAGGGTCAAGGAGGAATAACAGTGACACCTAACACCGTAACAGCACAAACATACTGGACATGGACGCGTAAGGCCGAGGAAGAAGACCCAAAGCGTCATAGAGCAGGGGAAAGGGTATGGCCTCACTATGAGAAGGAAGCACCCGCTAGATGGCTAGAAGACGGTCTGATATGTGATTCAACCGAAGTGGTTAAGGAAGGGCAAACGGACTTATTTGATTATATAGGAGGGTAGAGGAATGGAAGCAGAAACTATTCTGAATATAGAGGAAATAACTGAAAAAGATGGATTCATGCCGATGTCGGGTTATCAAATCAGCACCAATAAACAAAATGTTAAATTCCTAATTGATGATGAGGGCTCTTGTTGTGAAAGTTGGGGTTACTTTCTCTCAGAAGATGACTTAACCAAGTTCATTGGCTCTAACTTATTGGATATCACTCTAACGGACACTGCCCTCAATACATTAAAACTAAAAGAAAACCAGCTTGACGACCTGGAAAACCTAGACGGTGGAGACATAATTTTCGTTAACATTCATACCTCAGTTGGTCTACTCCAATTCACGGCATATAACGCGCACAATGGATACTACGGGCATGAGGTGAAGATAGTATCCAATCAAATAAATCATAGCGAAATTCTGTAAATAAAGGGGTGAGCAAGTTGAAAGAACTATTAAAACAATACCGGGAAACACGATCCCTACTTATGGGATACAAAATAAACGCTCCCGAAGAAGAAAAGGAATTGATCAGCGGCATGATATCTGATGTACAGTATGCCATCGACTGGATGAATCGAGGACATAAGCCTGATCCAAGACGAGGTATAAACAGACGTTCCAGAGGCCAGCGAACAATTCCTGTAGATCCACTTAAGATACAGTCATACGCCCAACCAGCAGCTTGTGGAAGCCCTACAACATTGAGCGAGTACGAAAGGTACCAAATCGAAGATGCACTCTCTACACTAAGCGAGAGAGAGCGTGAATGCTATATCATGAAATACGGTAAATGTTACTCTATTGGAGATATAGCGAATATATTAAATGTGAAAAGAGGAACAATCCAAGATTACTTAAAGAAAGCCGAAGAAAAAGTGAAAAATAACATAGAAAACAGTCTTTTCTTGGTCGGATAAGTGAAAAAGGCGAAATAACCCTTACACTTGCCACCTATATATAGACGGGTGAAGGGATATCGAGATAACTATACGGCACGGTCTCGGTATCCCTAAATTTTAGAACAACTACCTTAACATATCGAATACTCCACTCTTGCTAGCAATCCTCCTTTACCGTGACCAGAGCGGTTAAAGAGTGGATCCTGGGGGCTGCCGCTGCCTAAGTAAAGCGCATTATGATATCATCTGATTGAGGTGATGGAATGGAAACTCAAAGAGATAAAGACATCGCGGAGTTTGAAAAAGCAAAGAAGAAACTAGTTCATGAATTAGCTAAAGCTTTCAAACTATATGAAATATTTGACTGGCTCCTGCCTAAAGTAGAATGGATAAATAAGAAAATAGTTAAGATTAGAGGTCGCCGTTAGGCGGCTTTTTTTATTTGCATAAGAAAGGGTGATGCAATGATTGCCCAAAAGATCAAACTCATATCTGCAGATGAAGCCAAAGAGAAGCTAAGACTTACTAACCATGAATACAACCTACTGAAATACTATCAAGGGGACAAACGAAGTAAAGACATAAACGAAGTATGTGTGGAGTTGGCAATGTCAAAGCAAAGGTTAGCTAAGACGAAGAGATCATTGGAACATAAGTTGAATAAACTGTGAGGTGAAAGTGATGTATAAAGAAACTGTATTCAGCCGAGAAGACTTGCAGAGCGCAATGGATGCGCTGGATCGCTTAGGGAAGGAATACACAACTAAAAAGCTAAACGCTGTAGAGGTGGAAGATGACAAACCTAGTTTTTTAATCAGTAAAGCGAATAATCCAGAACGTTTCGATAGATGGGTTATTGAGGAAGTCGCGCGAGTGGTTGGACTGACAATCACTAAAGATGAAGGATTTAAAGCAACATTCTATGATACGCACGGGACTATTAGGGTGGCGGAAGAATGAAGCCAAAGGAAAGATTTTTAATCGGAATTGCAGTGGTTGGTTTAGTAGTGTGGTTGATATTGATGCTTATGGTCAGAATTGAATTAATTAAGTGGGTGTTATCGTGACACAAGCATTCTACAAATCAAAAGCCTGGAAACGTAAACGAGCAAAAATATTAAGAAGAGACGAATACATGTGTCAAGAAAGCAAAAGGTACGGTAAGACCGAACCGGCTACGACAGTGCACCATTGCTATCAGCTTGAATATTATCCTGAGTTAGCATTAGAGGATTGGAACCTGATCAGCCTAAGCGACAAACAACATAACGCCATGCATGACAGGGCGACACATGAACTGACAGCGTTGGGGTTGGAGTGGCAAGAGAGAGTAAGGCCACATTATGAAGAATGGTTAGTAAGGCGAGGGCTGGGACGTGGATGAATTAGAAAAGTATAAACAGGATATAATCGCCACACACCAAAACCGTTTGGAATATTGTGATGGATATAGATCAATGGGAAGCAGAGTGGTTATAAAGTGTAACGAATGCGACTCAAGGTTCAATGTTATTGCAAGAGATGTATTTAAAGAAAACTTCAAAGGTTGCCTGAAATGTTTAGGTAAAGAGAAGGAACGAGAAAGAAATGCCGAAAGGGTTACTTGTGAAGAGCAAAGGCGGAAACGGATAGAAACCAGAACAAGACAACGCAATGAAAAAAGCAAGAGATGTGAAGCGAAAATAATTGCAGAATGTTCTGAGTGTGGGGCTGATTATGTTAAGCATAACAGTTCTTATTTGTGTTGTTCTAAAGCATGTAGCAATAAGAGAAAGAATAGGTTGAAGGAACTGAGAAGACGAGAGGTGCTAAAGAACAATGGCAAGGTTGAGTACAGCATATCTATCGCTAAACTGATAAGTGAACGTGGGAACTGCTGCAAGCTATGTGGTGGGGAGGTTGACCTCACAGACTTTCATATAGATGAAGGTGGTAGTTACATCGTAGGACCAGCTTATCCGTCTGTTGACCACATCAAGCCAGTGTCACTAGGTGGAACACACACATGGGACAACGTTCAGTTGGCACACCATCGATGTAATACTTTGAAAAGTGATAATCAATTCTATGCCGAAGGGAATCAGATCACGATGGCGATCTAGGTATCCCCCCCAGGCATTTTTTTATTTTCAACCGCCCTTGGGACCGGGCAGGGTAGCTTTTTCCAATAGAGCGAGTTTCCAATAACTTTTTTTGAGGGAGGTGAGAGCATAGTGAGCGTACCAACTAAAGAAACGATCAAGAGACGGACGATAGCGGATATGAAAGAACTTGGAGTGTACAAAACCCAATACGGGCGCATAATTGACCTTTATTCTGGACTGGTGCACCAATTTCTAAGACTCAATCAAAAATTCGAAGATGAGGGGATGCAGTATGAAAGCTTTACCGCTGCTGGAGGTGCGAAAAAATCACCGATCGTCGCAACCCTGGAATCATTGCGTAAGGATATACTGGCATACTCTAACCAACTATGTCTCAATCCGAAGTCCCTTGAAAGTGTCACGGTGGAAGACAAGAACAAAAAATCCACCCTAGCAAGCATATTGGGTGAGATGAGTGATTAACTTTAAGAACTATGACACGGTAAAAGAGTATGCCAGCAGCATTATTGAAGGGCGGAAGGTTGCTTGTAAAGAAATCAAACAGGCATGCGAGAGGTTTTTCCGAGACATCGAAAACCCTGCATATGACTTCAACCCGAAAGATGCTGAGTTTGTCATAGGGATCATCGAAAAAACGTTCGTCCATCAAAAGGGCGAAAACATGCAGGGGTATCCGCTTAGGGGTACGCCTTTTTTATTGGAGCCATGGCAAAAATTCATTATTTATAATCTGCTTGGTTTTTTCCACAAGGGAACTAAGTTGAGAAAATACAAGGAAGCCTTTAATATGCTTCCACGAAAGCAAGGTAAGACTCCGCTGATGAGTTCCCTTGCTTGGGGGCTTGGGCTACTGGAGAGGCGTTCAGGCGCTGAAATAGTTATTGTCGGTGCGCAGCTTAAGCAAGCTTTACAAAGCTTCAACTTTCTGAATTACAACCTGAAGCACATGGGAGAGGAAAAGAACTTTCGTATCCTGGACAACAACCAAGAGCACAGCATAAGCGGTGAACTTGGCGATGGCTATATGCGGATCGAAACGATTGCCGGTAACAGTGATCGGATGGATTCCCTTAATACACTCATTCAGATTCTGGACGAGCTTCACTTGTACCGGAATGCAAGCCAATACAACACGATCAAGGAATCAGGTAAGGCTTACCGTAATAGCTTGTGTATCGGTATTACAACGGCTGGAGACAACATGAACAGCTTCTGTTACAACAGGATGGTTTATGGTCAAAAGGTGCTTGAAGGTACTGTAACGGATGAACAGCTATTTGTGTTTATCGCTAAGGCCGACCAACATCCTGATACTGGCGAGGTTGATTACACTAACCCAATAGAGCATGAAAAGGCTAATCCTAATTACAACGTGTCTGTATCTGGACAAGAACTGATGAACGATGCAATGCAAGCTCAGAACGATCCACAACAGCGAAAGTCGTTCCTGGCGAAGTCTCTTAACATATATACGTCTGCTATGAAGTCGTACTTCAACATCGATGAATTCAAATCATCTGATCGTAAGTACGAGTGGACGTTAGAAGAACTTGCAAAATTACCTGTTGATTGGTACGGAGGGGCTGACTTATCTAAACTCCACGACTTAACAGCTACTGTCCTTTACGGGAATTACAAGGGCGTAGATATTGTTGTTTCACACGCATTCTTCCCAATCGTAGCAGCCACGAGGAAAGCAGACGAGGATAACATACCTTTGTTCGGCTGGAAGGAAGATGGTTTGTTGACGATGACCAACACGCCTACGGTCAATTACACCGATGTAATAAAGTGGTTTGTTGACATGAAAACAAAGGGATTCAAAATCAAGCAAGTGGGATTCGACCGGAAGTTTGGCCGGGAGTTCTACTTAGGTATGAAACGAAAAGGCTTCTCTATTGTGGATCAGCCACAGTATTTCTATAAAAAGTCCGAGGGTTTCCGTAGGATCGAGAAGCAAGCCAAAGACGGTAATCTCTATTATCTGCATTCCCAGGCTTTTGAATACTGTGTGCAGAACGTACACGCCATTGAGAAGACTGATGACATGATCCAATTTGAAAAGGTAATGCCTGAACAGCGGATTGATATATTTGATGCCGCTGTTTTTGCTGCTGTCCGAATGCTTGAGAACATCGAGCGCGCCGGTACCGCAAGTAAATGGCTGAATGGGGGGTGATGAAACTGAGCAAAAAGAAGCGTAACCGAAACCAAAACGCTAAGAATACAAGGGCAGAACCGCAGAATGGACTAGGATG